GAGAGCAGGGCCACGGTCAGCGCTGGCGACAGGCCGGCGGCAGAGAGCGCGTCAGCGACAGTGCCGCGGTCGCGCTTTGCGGCGTCTTCTGCGGAGAGTTGCGGGGCCTCCATTTTCGGGAGCCAGCGGGCCACCATGCCGACGGGCGCCGACGGTTCGTCGCTTGGATCATCGGCCGGCGCCGGCTCGTCTTCGTCGTCGCTGTCGTCTTCACCGTCGCGCAGGGACGCCAGCAAGTCGTGATAGGTGCCGATCCGATCAGCGAATCCAACCGCGACGGCATCCTCGCCCTGATATACCTGCGCCTCGGTGGCGAGCACTGCGGCCACGTCCATCCCGCGGTTCTTGGCGACGCCATCGGCGAACATGGCGCGCATCTTGTCCATGCGGCCCTGCAGCCATTCGGCAACGGAATCGGCCAGCGGCTCGTGTGGGCTCATGTCGTTTTTGCGGGCGCCGCTGTAGATCGCGGTCACCTTCACGCCGACCTTGGCATCCCATGCAGACTGATCGACGTGGTACGCAATCACGCCGACAGATCCGGCGCCTCCGGTTCGCGTGATCCAGATTTCATCGCACGCCGACGCGAGCCCGTAGGCTGCCGAATAGGCATAGTCATCGATGCACGCAATCACGCGCTTCGGTCCGCCCGCACTCTTGCGCGTTGCCGCGATGCGGTCGGCCAGATCAAACAGGCCAGAAGCCATGCCGCCTGGGCTCTCGATCCGAAACACGATGGCCTCGAATCGGCTGTCAGCAAGCGCATTGTCGTAAGCAGCGCGGAGCGCCTCGTAGCTGAGCGGGCCTGGGTCGCACATGCCGGGCTCGAAGCGGTTCACGAGCGGGCCAGACACGTTAAGCACGGCTACCGCGCGGGCCGGCGTCACGACCCCAGTCGTGGCGTCGCGCTGCTCTGGCGCCAGTTCGCCGATGGTTACGAGCGCCGGCCGCGCCTCAATGGCACCATGCATGTAAGCGCCGACGATCTGTTCGCCCATGTGCGGATGCACGAGCAGCGGCTGCCCGATGGCGTTCGCGAACAGCGCAGAAACGAGTGGCGCGGGCTGCTGCGACCTCCCGAAGAGCCGGGCAAGGATTCCAAGATTGCGGGTCATCACTTTTCCTCTTGTTGTTCCTGCGCCGGCTGGCTGCCGGTCGCCTGCCGCCCATCCGACGTGTAGCGCAACCCGAGCGCATCAGCGCGGGCGTTGTCTGCGGCCTGCTCGGCGTCGATATCGTTCGGGTCTTCGCCGCGGCGGAGCGTTGCCTTGGTGCGAGAGGTCAGGCCAGCGGCAATCGCGTCCTTCGTCGCTGTCACGTCTTGCACCGGATGCGAGTACGGCCAGCCCTCCGGCATCCATAGGGTCTCGCGATACCAGTCGGCTCGCTCGGCGTAACCGGGCGCAGCGATGGCGCCAGCCAGCACAGCAGCGTCCCACCATGCGTTACGAATCCGCGCGCAAAACTGCGGGATCATGTAGAGCCAAAGGTCCATTTCGATCAGTCGCTGGAACTCAAGCAAGATGAGTTTCAGCGCGCGGTCGCTTACGTCTTGCAGGTCGCCTGTCAACACCTCATACGGCACGCCGACGCGCGCAGCGAAAGCCATCAGGCCGAAGCGCATGTATGCGGCGTAATCAGTGCCAGCGCCGGGCGGCTGCGCGAACGCAGGCTCCATGCCGTCCGGCAGCTCGATCATCGTGCCCGGCTCAAGGCCGGCGATGGGCGTGTCGTCGATGTCGGTCGAAACCTGCATTTCGCCGAGCACGCCGTCTGACCCCGGCCGCTGGCGCTTGAGAAAGACGGCGAACAAGTTCGCCACCTTCTGACGTTCCAACACGTTGTCGTCCAGGCGGTCAAGGTTGAATGCCCTGACCGCAACGCCTGCCATATCCGGCACGCCGCGGATCTGCCCGGCTCTCATCGGGCGATGCAGATGCACCACCTGATCGGCCGGAATGCGGCGCAACTCGCTGGCGTTGATTGCGGTAACGCCCGTGTGCATGTCGCCGGGGTGCGCCCCGTACATCCAATAGGCCACGCGCTTGCCGATGCGGTCGAACTCGACACCCTCGCGGATCGCGTTGCCATTGCTGGCCGTCGCGTAGTAGCTGCGCGGGCATTGCTCCGACTCGATCATCTGGACCTGCATCGGCACGACCAGGCCATCGCCCGGGCGACGCGAGCGAATGCGCGCGAATACCTCGCCGGCCTCTTTCCACTCGCGAGCCGCCAGCGCCTGCTGTGCCTCGAACGTCAGCACGGAGTCGGCGTCGCTCTGTCGGCTCCACGCTTTCCAGAGCGCATCGACCGCGGCCCGCTCATTCTGTTCGCCGTTGACCGCCTTCGCCTGAATGCCGGTCGCGATCATGTTGGAGACGTAGCGGTCAACCGCCGCGCCTGCCCACGGGTTGTTGCGCACCAGATCACGGGCGCGCGTCACTACCTGGTCAATCGTGCCGCCAAGGTTCGGACCTATGTTCGGCGGGCGCCAGGCACGCAAACGCCGCCCGGTCCCGCTGGCGTTGTACGCCGGAGCGGGCGCGCTGGTGGTCGTGTCGGTCATCAGTAGCCCGTGCCCGTCTGCATCGCCCGGAAAACGCGGCGCTTGTTGGTTGATCCCTGCGCCTCCCTGATCTGCTGCTCAAGGTCAGAGATGTAGGCGTCAAGGTCTGCGGCATTGGCCGCGGTGTAGCTCATGGTGCGCTGCGCGTAGGACAGCGACACGGCAAGCGCGCCAGTGCGCAACTTGTGGCGTGCGACGTATGCCTCCTCAAGCCACGTTTGCAGCGTTGCGAGTGTCGGCACGTTAGCGGTCCATGTAGTTGCTGCGAATCACGCGCTGCCTGCGCACGATTGGTTGAGGATGTGCCGGCGCATCGCCGCACACATCCGGGTTTCTATCCCACTCAGCCGCCCACGACGGCGGCGCGCTCCAGTCGATACGGTCGGCCTTCATGAACAGCGCCGCCGCCTCCGCGTAGCACGACAGGTCCAGCGATTCATTCGGGCGCCCGTGATCTTCCCATCGGCGATCGCCGCGCGTCTCCGCGGTCAACTCGTCGTAGAAGCTCGTCGGCAGCCAGTCCGGGAAGTGAAACCGGCCTGGGCCGTCTTCCGTCCTCCAGACCTTACCCATCACGTCATCTTTCAGCAGCGTCGAGTTCAGCAGCAGAACCGGCACATCGCCCGCGCTGCCTGCGTTTCGGTCACTGCGGTTGCGCGTGTCCGGGAATGACTCGACCACGCGCGGCGCGTCGATCCGATCGGTTCCCTTCACCAGCCGAAACTTTCCGTGCAAGCCCTTCGCGCGAAGCTCGCGAAAGAACTCATACGCGCGCGCCGTCACGCCTTCTTTGCCGCCACTGTCACACGCGGTCAGACGCACCGGCATCGTGCGCCCGGATCCGTCCGCCAGCGGGTAGCGCCGAGTGATCGCCTTTTCGATCAGCCGGCGCCAGTCCTCCACGTAGCTCGAAGGATCGAGCGGCAGCAGCGCGGGCGGATTGCTCGGATCAACACGTTCGCTTGAGCGCAGCGCGTACCTGTCGACAATCCACCGTTCAAGGCCTACGCCAAAGCCTGTCACCTGCACCACAAAGCGCGGCTTGGTGCCGGCCTGAACGTCCACCGTGGCGACCAGAAACCGGACGCCACGCGGAACAGTCATCGGCTCCCAATGCTCAGCGCGCGCCTGCAATTCGTGTCCGCTCTTCTGCTTCTGGACCGACAGCGGGAAGTAGGCCCGGCCTTGGTCCAGATTCACCGTCGATTTGATCTCGACCTCTGACCCGGTTCGCCCGTAGTCCTTGATCGCCGTCGCGTACTTTTCGAGCACCCCGCGCCACGACTGATAGGCCGCCGCCACGCTCGAAAGCGCGTAGCTTGCAATGGTCGTGTCGCGCGGCTCGCCAACCACGCGCCCGCCTTCAATCTCGCATCCGCTCGGCACCCATAGTGCCGCGCCGTTCAACTGCCGCTTGCGGCCCTCGTCGAACAGGCCGCCGCAATGCTTGCACGGCATGTGCGCGTGCTCTCGCGCCCACTCGGCCGGATCCCGCTCGGCCAGTTGCTCAACCAGCGCGCCGAGCTCGGGGAGCCCGAACATCTCGTGGATGTCAGGGTCCAGTGCCGTCCATCGGCCGCAGTGCTCACACTGCCAGTGCAGCCAGCACATCGTGCCGCCGTTGTAGATGGCGGTGATTCCCTTGGCCGGCGGCGCCTCATGAGGCACTGACCGGCGCCAGCTCCCATCGCGGTACTCGCGGCGAACGCTGGATTCAACCAGCACCTTGCCGGCGCTCAGGAACGTCTCGGTGCGCTTGCTTGCCAGCGCGAAGAGCGACCCTTCGCCGTCGATGTCATCGGCCGCCGCGTCATACTCGGTCAGCGCGACGTAGCGAAAATCACGCCCGGCGAGCTGGGCACCGGAAGGCCAGCCAAAGGCCAGCACCATTCCGTTGCGGAAAACCTTGTCATAGGTGTTGTCATCCTGCCGCCGGAGCGACAGGCGATCGCGCACATGTGGCGATGCGTCGATCATCCGCTTGATGCGGATTTTCGAGTAATACCGCGCCTGATCCTGCGACGACTGGACCACCAGCATATCGCCAGGATCGTGCACGACGTTGCGAGCGATCCAGCCGTCAATCAGCGTGACCGTCTTGCCAGTTCTCGCAGGCCCGACAAAGCAGACCGTGCGATAGCGGCGAGACGCCAGCATGTCTGCCGGCTCGCGCATGTAGGGCGTGAGCGCCGGCTCATAGGGGCCGGATGCGGTCACGAGCGTTTGCGCGATAGCGTCGCTCGTGGATATCAACGGTGGTGGCGCGTACCTTGATGCAACATCGCGGCGGACCTCACGCGCAGTTGCGTGCATCCGCCTCGCCTTCATCTTGCATTGCTGCATGCAGCTCTTCGCGGATTGCGCGGCAGTGCTGCGTCACGTACTCAACAACAGCCGCCGGCGTGCGCAAGTCGCGCTCTAGCCTATCCGGAAGCGT